TCGTCCCAAACCTTGTTTATGCTTCAGTCGGTTCAAACCATTGCCAATGGCGCGTGCAAAAGCAGGTCGTTGGCACGCCAACTGATGACTGGGGCGTGTTTATTGGCAGGCAACTCGCGCGCCTCGCGCAAGAAACCAGCATGCCCATTCGCTTCTTTGAGCCAGCAACCCATGACGAATCTCTAACTCTTGACGTTTTAGGCCACCGAATCGGTTTGATTCACGGCCACCAAGTAGCGCGCCCCGAAGGTCTGCCCGATTTCTGGCGCAAATCATCCTTTGGCAACAGCCCAATCAGCGCAGCCCAGATTCTAGTCAGCGGCCACTTCCACCACCTGCGCGTCACAGAACTAGGAATTGATCAGTCAGGAGCATCACGCTTCTGGATTCAAGCCGCAACCCTAGACAACGGTTCAGGCTGGTACATGCGCACAAGCGGCGAAGATTCACGCGCAGGCCTTGTCGTCTTTAACGTTGAAAAAGGCAAGCCCTTCAACGGGCGAGTGGACAAACTCATAGTTTGCGACTAGGCTTTTCAGAGTTCGGGTAAAACCGACAAGGGCTGACTGGAGTTGGGTTTTCGTTTCCCCCCTTCGTTCCCCCACCGCAGTTCGATTCTGCGGCAGCCCACCCAGAAGGGAGAGTCATGCCGACCTACGAATACCAATGCCCTGATTGCCAAACGGAAGAAACCGTTGTGCGCCGCCTCAATGAAAAAGAAACCAAACCGCTCTGCGAATGTGGCAAAGCAATGGTGCGCGTCTTCGGTATAGCCGCAGTAACTTTCAAAGGATCAGGCTGGGGCGGCAAGTGATCGACAAACCTTGGGGCAACTACCGTATCCTTTCCGAAGGCTCGCCCTGCTGCGTCAAAATCCTAACCGTAAACCCACACCAACGGCTATCTCTGCAAACCCACGACAAAAGAGCAGAAGCATGGTTCGCTCTGAGCGACGGGCTGGAAGCCGAAGTGGAAGGAATAAAGAAACCAATGCCTGCCTACCACCGAATCTATGTAGGCGTAGGCGAAGCGCACAGGATCAGCAACCCAACCGACCAAGCAATCCAAGTCGTTGAACTGATGTTTGGCGTTTATGACGAGAACGACATTTTCCGTCTTGAAGACGACTACAAGCGTGTTCCCTAAGCCCTGCCTTACCTGCTCTCGCCTCACATCGCTAGGCAACTATTGCGCAACGCATAAACAAGAACGCGACCAGCGCGAAGCACAACGCCAAGCAGACCGCCGCAGGGGTCGCACCCTTTACGCGTCAAAAGAATACAAGCAGGCCGCTGCCCTGATCAAAGCCACAGCAACCCACTGCCACCTATGCGGCCAAGCGTTCACAAACCGCAACGAAATAACCGCCGACCACCTAGACGCAGGTAACCCAAACTCGCCGCTCGCTCCAGCACACAGAACTTGCAACTCATCAAGGGGCAACAAGCCACTCAGCAAATAAACCCAACCCAACCCCAAGCCGTCCCCACCCGTCAATATCGGGGGGCGGTTTTTTTCTGCGCGGTGCAACTAAGACGAAACCCCGACCGCATTTTTTCGCGTATCGCCGCGAAAGTAATCGTTTTTTTGTTAGGCTATTTTTCAAGGAGAACTAAATGAAAAAGAACCTGCGCCTTTTCACTTCGGAGTCTGTAACTGAAGGCCATCCAGACAAACTCTGCGATCAGATAAGCGACGTGCTTTTAGATGCTTTGCTTGCGGCTGATCCTTCTGCGCGCGTTGCGATCGAAACGATGGTGACGACTGGGCTGGTTCACGTTGCTGGCGAGGTGACCACTTCGGCTTGGATTGACGTGCCTGCTTTGATCAGGGAAAAGATTCTTGAGATTGGTTATGACTCGTCACTGAAAGGTTTTGACGGGGCTTCTTGCGGCATCAGCGTTTCGATTGGTGCGCAATCGCCTGATATTGCTCAGGGCGTTGACGAGGCTTTTGACGCGTCGCAGGATGAGTTGGATTTACAGGGGGCTGGCGACCAAGGCCTCATGTTTGGTTACGCAACTGACGAAACCGAAAGCCTCATGCCTTTGCCGATTACTTTGGCGCATGCGCTCGCGGCTAGATTGACCCATGTGCGCAAGGCAGGGATTACGCCGCACTTGCGACCTGATGGAAAAACCCAAGTAACCATTGGTTATTTGAACAACGTTCCGAAAACAGTTGAAACAATCGTTATTTCTGCCCAGCACGCTGAAGATTATCCGCAGGAAAAGTTGCGTGATTTTATCCGCTTTGCGGTTATTGACCACGTGCTCGCTGATTACGATTGGTTGGATTTATCAAACATGAAGGTTTTGATTAACCCAACTGGCCGCTTTGTTATCGGCGGCGCGCAGGGAGACGCAGGTTTGACTGGCCGTAAAATCATCGTCGATACTTATGGCGGCATGGCGCGTCATGGCGGCGGCGCGTTTAGCGGCAAAGACCCGTCGAAGGTTGACCGCTCTGCGGCTTACGCAATGCGTTGGATTGCTAAAAATGTCGTGGCGGCTAAGTTGGCAAGCCGCTGCGAAGTTCAAGTCGCGTATGCAATCGGAGTTGCAAAACCTGTCGGCCTTTACGTGGATACTTTTGGAACTTCAAAGATTGAAGACGCAACACTTGCAGAAGCGATTCTTGAAGTTTTCGACCTTCGCCCGAAGGCGATCATTCGCGACCTTGACTTGCTGAATCCGATTTATTCAAAGACCGCGACGGGCGGCCATTTTGGTCGCGACATTTTTACGTGGGAAAAAACAAACAAGACTGAAGCCCTGCTTGCCGCAGTCGAAAAGAGAAAGAACTAATGAAACTAGAAACCGTCGCCATTGCTTCGCTAACCAGCGATCCAAACAATGCCCGAAAGCATGATGAGAAAAACCTTGAAGCAATCATTGGCAGCCTGAAAACTTTCGGCCAGCGCAAACCAATCGTTATCTCTAGCGAAAGCGTCGTGGTTGCTGGCAACGGAACGATCGAAGCGGCTAAACGTTTGGGATGGGAAAAGATTGAAGTGGTTCGCGTTCCTGAAGATTGGACAGCCGACCAAATCAAGGCTTTCGCCTTGGCAGATAACCGCACCGCTGAACTTGCTTCTTGGAACGGTGAAGTTCTAACCGCTCAGTTGCGAGAGTTGGAGTTCGCTGGTTTTGAAGTTGCAGAGTTCGGATTTGAACCCGTAGAAATTGAATTCGACGCTGAAGAACTCAAGGATGAAATCCCCGAACTTCCAGAAGAGCCGCGTGCAAAAGTTGGCGATCTTTGGCATTTGGGTGACCATTTGCTTCTTTGCGGAGATTCGACCAGCGCGGCAAGTTACGAGAAACTTCTTGGTGATGGCTTCGCTGACCTGATCGTAACCGATCCCCCTTGGAATGTGAATTACGGGGCTGTTTCAAAAAACAATTCCCAAGGATACAAACCGCGCACAATCATGAACGACCACATGGGCGTTGACGAATGGCAAAGTTTCGTGTCTGGCTTCGTTTCAAACATGGCAAGTTTCTCAAAGGGCGGCTGCCCGATGTATCTCGTTATGTCGCCGCAGGAATGGCCTGTGATTGACGCAACGCTGCGCCAGCATGACTTTCACTGGTCAAGCACAATCATTTGGGCGAAGGATCGTTTGGTGCTTTCGCGCAAGGATTACCACACGCAGTATGAACCGATTTGGTACGGCTGGAACGGTTCAGCACCGCGCCTTGTTCAAGTTGAAGACCGCAAGCAATCCGATCTTTGGCAATTTGATCGCCCTTCGCGTTCTGATCTTCACCCAACCACCAAGCCTGTGGAACTTATCGTTCGAATGATTCAGAACAGCAGCAAGCGCGGCGACGTTGTTCTTGAGCCTTTTGCTGGCTCAGGGTCAACCCTTATCGCTTGCGAACAAACTGACCGCAAGTGCCGCGCCATTGAACTTGACCCGAAATACGTTGACGTGATTGTGAAACGATGGGAAACCCTTACTGGTCTTACCGCGACGGTTTCTTAGTGTTCACGCCGCTTGTTGGCGGCTGGGTGAAACTTGTTCGCGGCCACACCGTTGTTAACGGTTTTATCGTTGGCATTACGGAAACCCACATTGAAGTCGAAGGGATCGCGCCGCTACCCTTGAAAGAGTGGCCGATAATAATATGCAAACCACCAGAGGGAACGATTCCAAAAATGCGAGAGCAGGTGAATGATGGCTCAAATGGGTAGACCGCCGAAGCCGACGGAGTTGAAAAGATTACAAGGCAACGCAGGCAAGCGCGCTCTGCCAAAAGAGGACAACCTGATTCTGCTCCCAGCAGCGCAGGGAATCCCTGAGCCTTCACGCCCTTTGCTCAAGCATGGGCAAGAAATGTGGGACAGGATTTGGGGAACAGGCTACCTGTGGATTAGCCCAACCAGCGACTACGAACTTTGCCTAATGACTTGCGAGATGATCGACGAGCGTTGGAACTTGCGCGTCAAAGTTATGCAAAGCGAAGACGCGAAACTGCGGCGCGGCTTGCGCGAACTTGACCGCGTCATTGTTTCCAATCTTTCGCTACTGGGCTTCAGCCCAACCGACCGCATGCGACTTGGCATCGCTGAAGTGAAAAAGCAATCAAGGCTTGAAGAACTTATGGCGCGAAAGGCGGCCAAATAATGTGGCCACCTGCATGGCTAACCCCTGTCGATCCTGCCGCGATTGAAAGAGGCGACGGAGATTTCGCTGCCGATTTTGCAGAAACTTTCGGTTCGATTGGTAAAGACGGAGTTGCTGGTCGCGCTGGCACGCCGCTCAAAATCCGCGATTGGCAACGCGAACTTTTGCGCCGCCTTTACGCGCGAGACGAAGACGGCGGATACATTGCGTCTACCGCGCTAATCGGGCTTCCAAGAAAAAACGGCAAATCCGCGCTCGCTTCTTCCGCCATCGCTCTCTACTCGCTTTTCGCTGAAGACGTTCTTGGTGGAGAAATCGTGGTCGCTGCCGCTGAAAAAGAACAGGCACGAATTGTTTTCGGTGAAGCCAAGCGAATGATTGAAGCGACTGAACTTTCTCAGATTTGCGAAATCTATAAGGACAGCATTTACGTTCCTTCAACTTCCAGCGTTCTAAAAGTTGTTTCGGCCGAAGCCTATTCAAAAGAAGGTTCGAACCCTCACCGCATCATCATCGACGAGTTGCACGCCCACAAGAACCGCGACCTTTACGACGTTTATTCTTTGGCAATGGCTAACAGAGGCAAGATTGCGCAACTTGTTGCGATCACCACCGCAGGAACGCGCACCGATTCGACTGGCAAAGATTCGATTGCCTACACCGAATACCAGCGCGGCCAGAAGATTGCGCGCGGCGAGATTGAAGACCCTTCGTTCTTTATGGCTTGGTGGGAAGCAGCGCAAGAAGCCGACCATGCAAATCCTGAAACTTGGGCAATCGCTAACCCTGCGTTTGGCGATTTGGTTGCAGAAAGCGACTTTGCCTCAGCGGTGAAGAGAACCCCTGAAGCAGAGTTCAGAACCAAGCGTCTAAACCAATGGGTTTCAAGCCAGCAAACGTGGCTGCCTCATGGAACTTGGGATTCTTTGGCTGAAGATTTCGAATGGGATGAAGAAGACGAGTACGTTCTTGGCTTCGACGGTTCTTATTCCAGCGACTCAACTTCGATTTGTGCGGTTTCAATTCCGCAGGGCGACGAACTTCCAAAAGTGAAATTGGTTGCAACTTGGGAAAAGAACTTTGGCGTTGACGACGATTCTTGGCGCGTGCCAATCGCTGAAGTTGAAAACACGCTGCTTGAATGGTGCGCTCGTTACCCAAAGGTTCGCGAAGTCGCCTGCGACCCCTTCCGCTGGCAACGATCAATGGAAGCGTTGCAGGAGGCTGGCCTTCCCATCGTTGAATACAAGACTTCGTATCTTTCGCTAATGATCCCAGCGTCGCAGAAAGTCTTTGACGCGGTTGTTGAAAAGAAACTAATTCACGACGGAAACCCTGCGCTGGCTCGCCATCTAGACAACTGCGTTCTCAAAGTTGACGCAAAAGGCGCGCGCGTAACTAAAGAGCATGGAAACAGCCGCCGCAAAATCGACAACGCCATCGCCTTCATCATTGCGTTTGACCGCGCAACGCAGGGTAAACTTGAAGAAGAAGAACTGATTCCGCAGTTTTACGAATTTTAGGAGCGCAATGCTTTCCCTTATTTTGCAGGCTGGCGGTTGTCTAATCGCAGCAATTGGGCTTGGCTTGGCTTGGCTTCCACTTGGCATTGTGGCTGCTGGCGTGGCTTTAGTTCTTTTTGGTCTAGCAATTGAGCGAGGTAAGTAAATGCTTTCTAATCTTTTTGGCGAAACACGCGCCATCAGTTTTCAGTCAATGTGGGCTTCGAATGACCTGCCGCTAACTTCGACTGAATCTGGCGCGTTCGTTACTCAGGACAGCAGCCTAGAGATTTCAACGGTTTTTGCTTGCATCAATATGACGAGCGCAACAATTGCTGCGCTGCCAATCGACGCTTTTCAGCGCGTTGACGGAAACCGCGTGCCTTATCGCCCACGCCCAGAATGGGTGATCAAGCCAGACCTTGAATGCTCAAGGATTGAACACATTCAGCAAGTGATTGTTTCGCTGCTGCTTGACGGCAATGCTTTCATTCGCGTCTTCCGTAAAAAGGGCGCAGTTGTTTCGCTGGTTGCTCTTGATCCGACAAAGGTTCGCGTGGAACGCGTGGCCTTGGGTCGCCTACGCTACTTTTACCACGAGCAAGAAATTCCACAAGCGGAGATTCTCCACATTCGCGACATGGTTCGCGCTGGCCATGTTCGCGGCATCAGCCGAATCGACACGCTCAAAGAAGAACTTGGTCTTGCTTCTGCTTTGCGTTCTTTCGCGGCACGCTTCTTTGGTCAAGGCGGAACTGCTCAGTTGGCGATTGAAACCCCTAGCAACCTAACCGCTGAACAGGCTCGCGCTCTGGCCGATTCCGCAAACAACCGTCACGGCGGTTACCGCAAAGCCCACAAGACAATGGTCGTATCAGGCGGCGCAACAATTAAAAAACTTGGAACTGATCCAAACGAAGCCCAAATGATCGAATCGCGTCGCTTGGCGATTGAGAACATTTGCGCAATCTTTAGCGTGCCACCAACGATCGTCGGCGTGACCGCTTCTGGCTCAATGTCTTACGCTTCGGTTGAGCAGAACTCGCTGAACTGGGTTCGCTTCGGCTTGCAGCCAATCATTCAAAAACTTGAAGAAGCATATTCAAGCCTGATCGAATACCAGCAGGCCTTCATTAAGTTCAACGTTGACTCTTTGCTTCGCGCCGATTACGCGACGCGCGTGAACGGTTATTCTTCAGCGTTGCAGGCTGGATGGATGAGCATTAACGATGTTCGCAACTTGGAAGACATGCGCCCAGCAGCAGGCGGCGACCAATATCGCGTTCCTTTGGCTAACGTGAACTTGTCGGCCGCTGATTTGACTGAGATGGACAAGAAGGTCGCTATGGCTCAGCGTTTGATTAGCGTCGGATTTGATCCAACTGAAGTTCTGCTTGCTTTGAAGTTGCCTGACATTTCGCACACAGGTGTTCCAAGTGTTCAGTTGCAGGCGGTTGCGCAGATTGATCCCGAAGCCCCAGAGAGCGTGTACAAGGCGTAATGGCGGTAACTTCTGGGCAGCAGGTTGTTGGATTAACGGCCGTCCCTATCGACGGGGTTTCAACTAATCCTTATCGCTTGCATTTCCACAACAACGACAACACCAAAAAAGTTTTCATTGGCGGCAGCGGCGTGACCGTTTCTAACGGGATGGAACTGGATGGGCATGGCATGTTGGAAATAACTGTCTCGCCAAACGAGCAGATTTTTGTGGTCTCTGATAGCGGCGACCACACAGTTTCATGGTTAAGGATGGATGTTTAATGCCGTACTGGATTGCTGGCGAAGGAATGACCGCAGATTGCTCAGGCTGGGCAACTGTGAAAGAAGAGAACGGTGCGCTTGAAGTTTTGGGCTGCCATCAGTTGAAGCAAGACGCGATTGATCAGGCGATTGCCATCAGCCTTAGCGAAGGCGACGCGAATCTTTACAAGGGTGAGTATGGAAAGCGCGCAGCCGATGGCGCGCCAATCGTTATTTGTGACATTGACGACACCCTGATCAGCGGCGGCGAGCGCGTTGAGCGCGTTTACGAATACTTGCACGATTTAGACGCAGGCATTGTTCTTGTAACTGGCCGACCAGAATCCACACGCGCGAGAACCGAACAAGAACTTCAGCGGCTAGACATCGAATACAACAGCCTAATCATGAATGACGGTTCAACAGCAAACAGCAACTCATTCAAAAAGGCGGCCGCCGCGAGCCTGCTTGAAACTTACAACGTCATTCTGGCGATCGAAAACAACCCAGACGCTCGTCGGGGTTATCGCGAATTAGGCATTGAAACTTTGTCGCCCAGCGATTTGCCTGAGCCTGCTCCAGACATGGAAGACGATGAAGAAAACGACGAAGAAATAATGCGTTCGATACAATTGAACCAATCGAAAGGTGAAGCGTTGGCAAAGATTGAAACACGCGTCTGGAATCAGAAACTTGAACTGCGCGAAGGCAGCGATGGCATGACCTTTGAAGGTTACGCAGCCATTTGGGATTCGCCGTCTGAGCCGCTTCCGTTTACCGAAGTTATTCAGCGCGGTGCGTTTGCGAAAACTCTACGCGCTCGCAACGACATCAAACTTCTATGGAATCACGACAAGGGCGAAATCTTAGGATCGACCAGAGCAGGCACGCTCACCTTGATTGAAGACGAGGTTGGGCTTCTTGCTCGCGCAGTTTTCCCTGATACAACTCGCGGCCGCGATACTGCTGAACTGGTTCGACGCGGCGACGTAGATTCAATGTCATTCGGTTTTAGCGTTCCTTCAGGCGGCGACACTTGGTCGCAGGACGGAGCAACTCGCGTACTGAAATCGGTTCGGTTGCACGAGATCAGCCTTGTCGCATGGCCAGCCTATAACGCAACGGCTGGAACGGTTAGCGTTCGCTCTTACGACGCAATCGCTTCGCGTGCAGCAGTTGACGCTGAAAGGCTGAGCGAAGCAATGCAGGCTTTTGAATCTGGCAACGATTTGACCAGCGAGCAAGCCGATTTGATTCGTTCGGTTCTTGATCAGGTCGCCCCGAAGGTCGAACAGGAGAAACAGGATGAAGCAAGTTCAGAGTTGCTCACAATCAAACGCAAGCAATTCGAGATGTTGCTCAAACAAATCGGATATTAAAACCGAACTTATTGCGATCCTAAAACCGCACGTTGGAGAATCTGACGCGGTCAAAATGGCGGAACTTATTTTTGGCCGCAACGAATCCTGCTGCTCAATAGAAACCCGTAACTTTTAGGTTAGACTTTTATTAGGTTTCGTGTCAGCACAGCCTGCTCCTGTCGCGTGTCAGCACCACAGAATCCATTAACCAAATCCAATCTAGGAGTCTAAATGTCTGAGTTCATTAAGAACCAGCAGGAGTCCGTTGCAAACCTTGTTGAACAGGTTCGCGGCGTTCTCGCTGACGCAGAAGTTCGTGGCGGCCTAACCGCTGACGACTCTGCAAAGATTGAGCGCATGGAAGCAGACATTGCTGCTCGTGACGCTGCAATCGCAACTGCCAAGCGCATGGAATCACGCGCCGCTGAAGCCAGCGAAGCAATGGCAGGTTTCACCGCCCCTGTAAGTGAAGTCCGTTCAGAGGCAGACTGGTCGCTTCGCGATCTTTCGGTCGGTTCGGAGTTTGAGGCTCGTACCCTTGTGTCGGCTTCGGGAACTGGTGTTGTTGGAACTTCGTTCTACAACCAAGTTATTGAAGTTGCTCAGTCGGTTGCGCCGCTGCTTCAGTACGCTCGCGTAATTAACACCACTGGTGGTGACAACCTACAAGTTCCTGTCTTGTCGGCTTACTCAACTGGTGCTATTGCCGCGCAGGGTTCAGCAATCTCGTCTTCTGACCCAACCATCACCAACATCACCCTTGGTGCTTACAAGTACGGTGTCCTTGTTCCAATCAGCAAGGAACTTCTTGCTGACGCGCAGGTTGACATTAACGCTCTTGTTGCACGCGAGGCTGGCAAGGCTATCGGTTACGCTGCTGGCGGTCACTTGACCACTGGTACTGGAACTACTCAGCCTTTCGGTATTGTTACGGGTGCTGGTTCGGCTGTTACTTCGGGAACTGCTGGTCTATCGGCTGATGACCTGATTACCCTTCTTTACTCGCTTGACCCAGAGGTTCGCAACGACCCGTCGTTCGCTTACATGGTTTCACCGACCGCTCTGGCTGCAATCCGCAAGTTGAAGGACACCGCTGGAAACTACATTTGGAACGTCAGCAACGGTCAGGCTTCGATTCTTGGCTACAACGTTGTCGAAAACGTTTCAATGCCAGCCCACACCACAGGCAACAAGTCGATCATTGCAGGCCGCATGACTGACTTTGTTGTTCGTCAGGCTGGCGGCATCAAGGTTGAGGTTAGCGATGACTATGGTTTCGCTAACGACCTTCGCTACTTCAAGGTAACCGCTCGTTTGGATTCCAAACTTGCTCTTGACAGCAGCGTGAAGTTCATCAAGCAGGCTTAGTTCCTTCTTGGTAAAAGGTTGACCCCCCGAAGTGCGTAGGCTTCGGGGGGTCTTCTCTTCTCCCAGAAGGGGGTAGGGGGGGAAGTTTGTGCCGCTACTGTTTTTTAGCGGTCTTCTGAACTAGGTAGTTGTAAGCATCAAAGTTTGAAAAGTGGCGTGTGCCACCTGCTGGGCTGGTGACTGAAACTTTTTGGTTGCCGATCTTGTAAACCAAGTAGCCGCCGATGTTTACGGATGCGGCCATGCTGGCTGCCTTGAGCAGCGCGGCAATCTCGTTCTTGCTCATTATGCCACCTGCGCTTCGAAGGAGGCGACCAAGTTTGCGTGGCGGCGGATTGTTGAGATTGCGTCTTCAAGTTTTGTGATCTCTACTAAAACCGTTTGCTTCTCGTAACCGCGCTTAACGGTTTCAAGGTAACTCTCCCACTTAGCCTTGCGAGCCTCTAGGAACTCAATTGTTTCATTTAGGTTTTTTAGCATTTCTGTTTCCCTTCGTTTTTTGCGCCCCTTTGGCGTGTGTCTAGTTTGCCACAAAATCTTCGATTTAGGTGCAACTTTGGCAAAATAAATGAACCGTTACCAAACCGTTACTTTGCTAAGATTTGAAGCAACGAGAGGAATCAAAATGGGAAAATCAGGTAACCCTGCCAAGCAATCCCTGCGCGGCACAATCAGTTGGTATTCAAATAGCCCAACAATCCCGACGGGATACGGAACGCAAACCGCGCAAGTTGTTTCAAGAATGAAACGCGACGGGTTTGACGTTGCCTGCTTGAGCAACTTTGGAACTGAAGGCCTAGCGAATGAATGGGATTCGGGGCATGGCAAAGTAAAGGTTTACCAGCGCGGCGCAGACGTTTATTCAAACGACGTAATGTCGATGCATCACAAGCACCACCGCGCTCAGCACCCGAACCAGAGCGACCTGCTAATCACGCTTTACGATGTTTGGGTTTTGCAAGCGGCTGGCCTTGATCAGTTACCAATTGCTTCTTGGATTCCGATTGACCACAACCCTGTGCCACCCAAGGTGGCGGCTTGGGCGAAGAAACCTAACGTCACCCCAATCGCCATGTCGCGATACGGGCAGCGCGCTCTGGAAGCCGCAGGGATAGAAGCCCATTACATTCCGCACGCGATTGAAACAGTTTTCAAACCAACCCCAACTTGGCAGGGCGTTCCTGTGCGTGAGTTCACAGGCTGGGGCGACAAGTTCGTTGTGGGAATGAACGGGGCTAACAAAGCGTCGGCAGGTTTCCACCGAAAGGCTTATGCAGAAAACTTTCAAGCCTTTGCTCAGTTTGCGAAGGATAAAGACGACGTGCTGCTTTACGTTCACGCCGATTGGATTGGCGCGTATGGGGGATGGAACTTGTCTGATCTCGCGCAAGCCTGTGGAATCCCAGCAGAGAAACTAATATTCGTTGACCCGATTGAGTACCGTTACGGGATCAGCGCGGAAAAGTTGGCGGCTCTTTATTCAGCAATGGACGTTCTGCTCTCTGCTAACTACGGCGAAGGTTTCGGCATCCCCCAGATTGAAGCGCAAGCCTGCGGCACACCGATTATCACGTCGGCTTCATGCGCTTCGCCTGAACTTGCTGGGCACGATTCCTTCATTGTTTCGGGGCAGAACTTTTGGGATGATCCACAAAAGTCATGGTTTCACGTTCCTTTTGTTCACGACATTCGGGCAGCCCTTGAAGCGGCCTATGAACGTGGGCGCGGAGAGTTTCCGAAGACGGTTGAATTTGCTCAGCAGTTTGACGCTGAAAAGGTTTACCAAGCGCATTGGTTGCCGCTGCTGAAAAAACTGCTGCCCCAATAACTGCGCGTTTGCTCCGTTAGAATAGATGAAGAAGGAGTTTTTGTGGCGATAACAAACGGATACGCGACGCTGGCTGAAGTCAAGGCTGGGTTGCGCATCAGCGATACCTTGGACGATTCGCTTCTTGAAATGGCTGTTGAATCTGCTTCGCGGCTGGTTGACGGTTATTGCGGCCGCTTCTTTTACAACGCTGGAACTGTGACGCGTATCTATACGCCAAACGACGTGCTTGTTGTCGATTTGGATGATTTTGTTTCGATTGCCACGTTCAAATCTTCAACAAACGCTGACGGAACTTTTGACCAAACTTGGGCAGCGACGGATTACCAACTTGAGCCTTTGAACAATCTGGCCGACGGGATCGCTTTCCCTTATTACCGCGCACGCGCTGTTGGTGATTATCTTCTTACCACTTCGGGCGATGACGCAACTGTTCAGGTTGTTGGCGTTGCTGGCTGGTCGGCTGTTCCTGTTCAAGTGAAGCAGGCAACGATTATTCAGGCCATGCGTATCTTCAAACGTTTAGACTCGCCATTGGGCATCACCTTTGGCGAACTTGGAGCGATGCGTGTCAGCACGCGCCTTGATCCTGATGTGGCTCAGTTGGTTGAACCTTTACGCCGAATTAGAAACGTTGGCTAATGGCTAACATCACAAACCTTCGTTCGGGAATCAAAACCAATCTGCAAACCATCACGGGCTTGCGCGTTGCTGACACCATCCCTGACCAAATCAATCCGCCCATTGCGCTGGTTGAGTTGCAGACCGTCGATTTCGACAGGGCGATGCATCATGGAACAACCGCTTACAACTTCCGCGTGGTTGTTTTGGTTGCTCGCCAGAGCGAAAGAAGCGGCCAGAACAAACTTGACGCGTATGTGGCTTCAACGGGTTCTGCAAGCGTTAAGTTGGCGATCGAATCAGACCGCACCCTTTCGGGCGCAGCCTTTGATTGTTTTTGCCAAGGCGTGACTTCTTACGGAGTGACTTCCGTAGGTGAGGTAAACTATTTAAGTGCAGAGTTTCAAGTGCTCGTTTATGCATCCTAAAAGAAAGGCAGTCTAGTGGCGATTTTTGTGGCAACTGACTACAACGTAACAATCAATGGCGTGGATTACTCGTCTTATTTGACGCAGGCTGAATTGGCTGTTGAAGCCGATGAGGTTGAAACCACCACTTTCGGTTCAACTTATCGCACTCGCGTTGGCGGCCTAAAGTCTGGAAACGTAAGTTTTCAGTTCAATCAGGACTTCGCTGCTTCTGCTATTGACGCGGTGTTCTTCCCACTTCTTGGCACGCAGGCAACCGTTGTGATCAAGCCGACTTCTGGTGCTTTGAGCAGCAGCAACCCGAAGTACACAGTCAACGCGCTGGTCACCCAATATTCTCCGATTCAGGGCAACGTTGGCGATCTTGCAACGTTCTCAGTTTCTTGGCCTGTTAGCGGCACAGTTACTAGGGCTACGGCGTAACCATGAACCGCTGCCTACGCATCACTTTTATTGACGGGTCAATCGTTGAAGCCCCTGTCACCGCTTCAGACATTGTTGCTTTCGAATTCAAGTTTGAACTTGCGCTTGATCGAATTGAAAAGTTTGGTCACATTTGTTTCTTGGCTTGGCATTCGCAGAAGCGAACAAAAGCCACCGACTTGGACTTTGAGTCTTGGCTTGAGAGCGTAAACATTGTGGAGTTTGACGAGAACCCAAAAGATTAGTCGCGCTTGGTGAAACAAGCGAGCATTGGAACATCGCGAATCTAGCGGTTGCGACTGGTATCGCTCCCAGCGTTCTCCTGCAAGAATCTGACCGCATGCTTTATACGATGTGGATGGCCTTGCGAAGTCAGCGCGGCTTGTAAGACTGAAGCCCCCAACCAATCGGTGGGGGCTTTGTCTTTTGGCTGGGGTTATGCCAGCCCGTCGCGCTTCACGATGTGCAGGGCAACCTTGAGCGCGTCAATGGTTGGTTCTCCCTGTGGGGCGTAGTGGCTTGGCCATGCTGAAACCTTGACTGGGGCTGAGCCGAACTTTCCGTCTGATAGAACCCATGCAAGTTCTGGGGTCATCGTGGTGGTGACACCAAACTGACGCTGCCAAATGTAAATGATCTCTAGTGCCTTGAGGTTTTGGCGGTTGCTCTTCTTGCTTACGCCTGTCTTGATTCTTGCCATTTTCGTTTCCCTTCGTTTTGCGCCTTTCTGGCGTGTGTCTAGTATCGCGTAAATGGATCAAAGACCGCAACTTGTGCCGCATCTTTTTTGTAACGTTTTGGTAACTAAATAAGGGACACTTTTTCCCACTTCGCGATAGCCACGTCAGGGTCTTGCGAATAATAGGCGGCGCACAAATCAATCAGCGTTTGAATCTGCTTCTGATCAAGCCCAGCGTCGTGAGCCGCTTTGACGGACTCAGTTATCCAAGGCAAATCTGCGTCGAAGAAATGTTCGATGAGGTTGCGCCATAGCCTGCTGGCGTGAGGAATGTCCTGCTGGAGATAAAGGCCAGCGATCGCGGACATTTGAAGTTGCTCCACGAAGTCTTCCCCGAAGCGGTGTTCTAAATCCCAAACAGAATTTATGTCGTCGTTGAGCAGCGCGTCTTCAACTTCGATGGCTAGGTTTTTGATTGCTCCCATTTTGGTGGCCTTTCAGATTTCGTCGTTGTGTTCGATGTGGGTGGTTAGTTGGCTGGGGTCGCTGATTGGGGCGGCTGCGATTTCAATAACAACTTTTTGGCCGTATCGCCTTGTGAATGGGCGGCCTTCTTCGATTGGTGTCCATTCGATTTCAACGACTTCCCTTTCGATTCGGTTGCCGATGAATTGCCCTTCAGCGTCGTGGATTGCGATGGTGATGTCGCCGTTGAAGACTGCGGTTGCGCGGTAGTGGTATAAATCGGTGTGGCGTTTGTGCTCGTCGGCTTGGCGCATGATGTCACCGATTTTGATGGTGTCGGCGGTGGCGTTTTTGAAAGCGATCATTTTGATTTCCCTTCGTTTGATCTTTCGTTATTCAGCGATGCAGAAAACAGTTTCGTAAACAACAACTTCGTAGAAGCCGTCGCGGTAAATGATTGTGATTGAATCGTCTTCTGGGAAGTGAGTGTTGATGAAGTTGAGTGCTGCTGCCTTGAAGCGGAAGGCCTTGATGGTGCTTTCACTTGTGATTGCTTTGCTGGTCATTTTGATTTCCCTTCGTTTTGCGCCTTTTTGGCGTACGTAAATCATCCCGTAGATCAAGCCCAGCATGCAACTTTTGCCGCATCTTTTTTATTACGGTTTTGTAACGGTCGGCTAGACTAGAAGCATGCCCAAGAACGACGTGACCGTATACATTCCGACGTTTGTGCGCAACCGTTCTCAGTTTGGGATTGGGCAAAAAGACATTCTGGTTTCTGACATTCGCGATTTGCAGAAACGCTTGCGCGAGATCGACCCCGAACTGCGCAAGCAACTGGTGCGCGACGCGAAAAGCGTGGGCAAGAAAGCCGACGACATTATCAAACCAGCGTTGCGAAGCATTCAGCCTTTGAGCGGCATGGTGAATCCGAACAACCAAGGCCGTATGGCTTGGAATCGCCAGCAAGCCAAAACTGGCAAAAGCCTGCGCGCAGTTCGTCCTGATACGACGCAAGTTCAGTTTCGAACTTCAACAGGCGAAAGGGCGCGTAAGTCTGGGATTCAAACGACTAGCCTCGTTCGCGTTCGCGTTCTTGCCCCTTTGAGCGTCATCATGGACATGGCTGGTCGCGGCGGCGGCAGATACTTCAACAAGGGTTACCAAAACTCAGGTTATACGCGACCGTTTATGCGCGACGGCAAACAGGTCAGGATGCGCCTAAACGGGCAGGGGCGCGGCATGATCAATCAGTTGAACGCTTCAGCGTCGCGTTACGTTTGGCCTGCGATCGAATCGCGAAAGCCAATGCTTGAAGCCGAAGTTAAAAGCATCATTCAACGCTATGAAGTTATTGCTTCAAGGAGGTTCGCTTAATGGCCATTATCGTTCCCGTCGCGACAAAGTTTGACGACTCAGGTTTGAAGAAAGCCAAGAAGGGCTTTGGTGGTTTTGGTAAATCGCTGAAGGGTCTTCTTGGTGGCGCGGCTATTGCGGCAGGCTTTGCTGCGATTACTGGGGCTTTGACGGACAGCGTTAAGGCTGCGGCTGCTGACGCGAAGTCGCAGAAACTTTTGGCTTTGCAGTTGAAGAACAGCACCAAAGCGACCAAGGCGCAGATTGCTGCCGTTGAAGATTACCTTGGCAAGTTATCCATGCAGGTGGGCATTCAGGACGACGAGTTAAGGCCAAGTTTTTCAAATCTTGTGCGCCAAGTTCCTAACGTCAATAAGGCTCAGAAAATGTTCACGCTGGCTTTGGATGCTTCGGCCGCGTCTGGCAAGCCGCTGGGAACGATCGTTAATGCTTTGGGTAAGTATTACAACGGAAACAAAACTGCGCTCATTCGCTTGTTCCCTGAGTTGAAAAAGTCTTCAGACGCAATGGGTGATTTGGCGAAGTCAACTGAAGGCGCGGCTAAGGCGGCGGCTGATCCTTTTGCGCGTTTGGACGTTGCGGTTGGCGAGTTGAGCGAGCAGTTTGGTGCGAAACTTTTGCCCTACGTGATTCAGTTTGTCGATTACTTGACGGAAACCGTTGTTCCAGCCGTTTCGGATTTCTTGGAGGACGCGAGCAACCCAAACACCGACACAGGTAAAGCGTTCAAGCAAATTCAGATTGCGATTGTAGGCGAAGACGGAAAAAGCGGAGTTTACGGTGGCCTTCTTGCTATCGGTGACGCGTTTGCTACCTTCTTTTCTACTTTCTCAAGCAACGGGAATGCTCTTGACGGCATTGTGAAAGGCTTTGAACTTCTTTCTCTTAACATGGAGTCGGTCGCTTACTATCTTGCGAGCGTTATCGAAAGTCCTATTACTGGGTTCGCGGATCGAATTCAAAAAGGTTTAGAGTTTCAGCAAAGAGGCTTGGCAATCCTAAACCGCGAGTCGCTTTTTGGAAACGCTTATGACAATGTTGCGCCGAATCAGACAGGCACTTCGATTCGTGGCATTGAAAACTTTGCTAACGGCGGTGTGGTTATGCCGCGCGCTGGCGGAACGATTGCGCGCATTGGTGAAGCAGGTCAGCCTGAAGCGGTCATTCCTTTGGATCGGTGGAAGGCGATGGCTGGAGGCGGCAAGAGCGGCAGCACTTACAACATCACGATCGTTGGCGGCGGCGCAAATCTTGGGCAAACCGTTGTTGACGCAATCAAAGGCTACGAACGAACCAACGGTTCTGGCTGGAGGTCTTAATGTCTGTGCCTGTAACCAAGGTTGAGTTTGGTTTTACGCAATCGGGCGGTGCTTACGTTTATAACGACGTGACTGCTTACGTTCGTTCGGTCGAAACAAATCGCGGCCGCGCAAACAACTTTGATGTTTTTGACGCTGGTTCTGCGAGTATCGTTTTGGATAATCGGGGTCGCGAGTTTGACCCAACATATTTAACGCCTGTAACGAATCGCACCAATCTTGTAAAAAATCCGATTCCTTCAACTTCGGCTGCGGTTTCGCCGCAGGAATCGTGGTCGGTTATTAACAGAGGAACGGGCGGTGCTGGAACTACCACGCTAACCGCTGACGGGGCTTTGGATACGGTTACCACCGCTGCTTCAAGCATTGGCTATTCGTTCGGCGTGACAGGATCAAGCACCGCTGCGCGTATCCCTGTGACTGCTGGCCAAACTTACGCTTGCTCTTTTTACGCAACTTCAAGCGTTAGCGACCGCCGCCGCATGGGCGCAACTTTTTACGATTCTGGCGGCTCAAGCCTTGGCGAATTTACAGGCAACACCACCGCTTTTGAAGCAGGGATTGAAGCGCGAGTTACTGGAACTTTTACTGCTCCTGCTGGCGCGGTTTCCATGCGTATTTATGGTGGGCAAGTTACGGGTTCGGTCATCCGCCCTTTGGGTTCAACAATGTATTGGCGGCACGCGCTAGTTGAGCAAACCTCAACGGTTGGCGATTACTTTGACGGATCAGACGCAGACACCGCGAACGTTACAAATTCTTGGTCGGGGACAGCGCAAGCGTCTTCAAGCCTGCAAGCAATCATTCCCAGCCTTTTCGGTGCTGAAGTAAAACCGCAAGCGGCGGTTCGAATCACTAGCGGCAACGTGGTCATTTTTAGCGGCTGGGTAGATTCTTTCACTTTTGATTATCAGGTGGCCGCTGACGCAACAGTAACTTTTAACTGCCTTGACGGAATCGCCCGTTTGTCGGTTGCGGAACTGAACGCGCACACGCCAGCCGCTGAAAAAACCGACGTGCGTATTGGCAACGTTTTGAGCCGTTCAGAAGTTGCTTGGTCAGCGACCGCGCGAGACCTTGACGCTGGCGTGATCACAGTTGGAACAACTCCTGTGGATCAGGGAACTTCGGCTTGGCAATATTTGTCGCAAGTTGCTGATTCGGAAGGCGGCGCGATCTTTATTGAACGCGGCGGCGACGTTGCTTTCAAATCTCAGCGCGAACCAATCAGCGACCTGACCGTTTATACGTACCGTTACAACCGCTGCGTTATGCCTTCTTTTGAGAATGCAACGACAACGGTTGGCAGCGCAACTTGGCTTATAGGCGGCCGCACTTCAACTTACGCGAAGTTCCGAACCTATTCAGCGACTGAAGCAACTTTTACTGATCCTTCTGATTCAACTGGCGGCAGCATTACGGGTCACCGTTTCTATGATTCGACAAGCGGCCGCTGGGCGCAGAACGAAACTTACACCGTTTCCATTTGGGTTTACCAATCAGACATTAACGCTTCGAACGTTTACCTTTTTGCTGGCTCTGGCATTTTGGGTATCGACGGAGATATGCAGGATGTCGTTGGAACTTCTGCTTCGCTTCGTGCTCCTGACGGCTGGGTTCAGTTGAGCGTTTCAATTACTCCTTCGCGCGCAAATAAACCGTTGGCCATTTGGACGGCACGCGATTCGGGAACTCTTTATGCTGACGCGCTCCTGATCGAACCGTCGATTTACTTGGGGGAATATTTCGATGGAACAACGAAGCCTTCAAACACTTCAACGGTTACCTATTTCTCGTCTTGGACTGGCACAACCGATTTGTCGACTTCAACGCTTGAGATACAAACCGAATATTCTGGCGAAGTTCCTTTTGCGATTTATTTTGATGATGCAGGGACGAACATTCCGTTTACGGGCGTTCAGTTAGAGTACGGGGCTGAATTCAATTACAACCGTATTGTGGTGGAGAACACCGCTGGAACGGTTACTGCGGTTGACGCAGCGGCTGGAACTGCTTATGGCGTGCGCACTTTTACGCAATCGAACAATCTTTCGAACACGCTGGCCGACGGAACAGCGGTTGCAAATTATCTTTTGGATTCTTACCGCGACCCTGACTACCATTTCCAATCGCTAACGACGGAACTGGCTGGGCTTTCGGCGGCTGATCAGGTTCAAGTTTTATCGACTGACATTTGGGATGCGGCTGACATCACTTATACGCCGTCGGCGGTTGGCAGCGCGTTGCACAGCATTGAGCGCGTTGTTGGCGTTGGCCATTCGATAACTCCAGACCGCCATTTGGTTACTTTTCAGTTGTCTTCTTTTGGCTCGCGCTTTGTTTTGGATTCAACAACAATGGGCGTTCTTGATCTGAGCCGCCTTGGTTCGCCGTCGTAGAATTGATTAGAAAGAGAGAACGATGAGTTACAAGACATGGGTTTCGGGTGAGGTTCTCACCGCGAGCGATTTGAACACGTATTTGATGCAGCAAAGCGTGCCGAACTTCGCAAGCATCGCTGAACGAGACGCTGCTATAACTTCGCCAGCCGAAGGACAATTCTGTTATGTTGCCGACCAAGACTCGTTCTTCGTTTATAACGGTTCATGGATCGGCTACGACAACGCTTGGAAATCTTGGACACCAACTTGGGCAAACGTAACCAAGGGAACGGGCGCGACGGAAACTTACGCCTATATGCGTTTAGGTAAGTTAGTGATTGCGCATGGCTCTTTGACTTTGGGAACAAGCGGCGCGGTGAGCGGCTCTGTTACGGTAACCATGCCAATCGCAACTTCGACTTCTTCGATTTCGACGACTGCTGGCGCGGCGTTCTTCTTTGATACTTCAGCGAGCGCAACGTTCCAAGGAACGGTTGACATCGCAGCCAATTCAACGACGGCCACGATTCGCGCGTCGGATTCTTCAACTACTTATCTTTCGCGAACCAACCTTTCCAGCACCATCCCTTTCGGTGCTGCGTTTGCTGTTGGTGACCGAATCGGTTTCAACGTTGCTTATCAGGTGGCCTAATGAACAAGTTATTTATCTGCCAAAACTCTGAATGCTCACAGGCTGAAGTTGAGTTTGTTTTAACTGATCCGCAGCGACTAACCACTTGCGGTGGTTGCGGCCTGATTTTGGAAGGCTCAGCCGTCGATGAGTGATGACCGCCCAACAACCAACCAAGCGTTGCTTATCCGTTTAGAATCGCGTCTTGCTGTTATCGAATCAAAGATTGATTCCATTGCCGACATTGAAGACCGCCTGCGTGAACTAGAAAAGGCGCGGTATCAATCGGCGTGGATAATCTCCATTTTGTCTTCCGCGCTCACCGCTGGTGTCGTGGCTATGATCCTGCGCATTTTTACTAGTTGATTGGAAAACCCATGCCGAAATATGTTGAACCGTTCCCAGCCGCCACGCGCAACGATGTCTTTGGTGACTTGTCGCCTTATCGCGAAGGCAGGCCGCACAGAGGTCAGGACTGGTCTGTTCCTGAAGGCTCGCTGATCAAGGCGATGGGTTCGGGCGCGATCAAAGTTAACGAGTGGAGCGACGGGCTTGGCTGGTTTGTTATCCAATCGACCGACGCAGGTAAAAAGTTCATCCTTTACGCGCACCTGAAAGAAAAGCCAAACCTTTCAATCGGCAAGTTTGTGACCGCTGGCAAAACTGCGATTGGGCGAGTTGGGTCGACTGGCCGTTTCTCTACTGGCGCGCATTTACATTTATCGGTTGGAACGAAGCAGAACGTTCACACGTGCGCTTACGATGACCTGATTGATCCGCTAGAACTTTTGAAGGAGTCAAAGTGAAAGATTGGTTGAAGCACGTCGCTGGCGTGGTTGTTGAGTTGGCTTGGCGCGGCTTTGGCGTGCTCTTGTTTATTGTTGGCACGTCGGCTGGTGTTGGCGCGATGGCGACGGGCGATCCTTTCATGGGTGTCCTGATTGCTTGGTGGACGATCATGCTGGGCATTGTTGGCGCGATTGGTTATGCGATTGCAACGACTGGGCAGGCGAGCAAAGAAACGGTTGCTGGGGCTTCGCGTGACGCTGTTGAAAAAGCGAAGGCTGAGAGCGACAAGAAGTAGCAGAAAACCCCCAACCGAATGGCTGGGGGTTTTTGCCTTCCCCAAGAAGGGGAAAGGGGAAGTTCTACTTGCAGCAATCCTTTGGGCATTCGCCTTCGCGAATCCATTCAGGCTTTGCTTTTAGCATTTGCTTGATGTCTTCAAGGATAAACTTCCAAGCGAAGTGCGTGGTGTGGTCAACCATTCCGCTTAGGCCTGTTAGTCCTTCGTGCTGGTCGATGTGAACGAAGCCTTTGGGCAGGCCGATCGAATAGTCGCCCCAAGTCATTCCGTCGCGAGTGGTTAGAAAAGCGTCGAAATCAAAACCGTTTTCTTCAATCGCTGCTTCGACTTGCTTCTTCATTGTTGCCATTTTTTTCCCTTCGTTTTTAATGCGCGCCTCTTTGGCGTAGGTCTAGTATCTCGTAGGTCGGATCATGAATGCAACTTCTGTGGCAACTTTTATGTAACGATTTGGTTACGCTTTTCGCATCAGTTCTTCGCGTTCCGAAGGAGTCAAGCCGCCCCAAATGTTGCTAACCTCGCCAGCAGCCAGAGCATAGGCTGCGCATGCTCGCTGAGCAGGGCAACGATTGCAGACAGCCTTGGCCGCAAGTTCTGTGAAACGGCGCGTTCCATAATCTGGGTAAAGTTCAGGGTCAAACATGTCAGGGTTTTGACGGCATTCGGGCGATCCAATTTCGTCGATTGCCTCGTTGAGTTCTTTCCAAAGTTTTATGCGCAACTGGGACATTTGGCTGCCGCTCCTTTGATGATCCAGCCGAAGATTCTGGCCATTCGGTTTGCTTCATAAAAAGTGATTGGTTGGTGCTCTTGGCGATCAATGAAGTCGCTCAGTTTGCTGGTGCAATAATCACAGCGCAGGTCAACCTGCTTTTTATATTCGATTAACAATGTCCGCTCCTTGGGTTATGTTTTTGAATGTATCAGAAAAATGCCCTAATGTGAAAACGACCCAAACGAAAGAGTTCGGGTCGCTTCACAGCAACTTTCAACAGGAGAGGAAACTTAGTTGCCAATTACAATTTTACCCGTCGCGGAACACACGCAGGCTGCTTTTTTAGGGCTGCACCGAAACGGAAGTAAGGAATGGCACGCGGTTCGTGCTGAAGGAATCGGCGGTTCGGAGGTTGGCACGATTGCTGGCCTAAACAAATGGGAGTCGGCTTTTACCCTTTGGGCGAAGAAAAGCGGTTTGATTCCTTCGGAGATTCCACAGTCGGAAGCGATGGAAGCAGGTTCAAGGCTTGAGGCTTTTGTTCTTGACTGGTTCGCTGAAGTGAATCCGTCTTTGCTGATCGAATCAGAGGTTGGCACTTTTGCTGGCGCGGCTGGCTGGGATCATGCAAACCCTGACGCGATTTTTGTGGATGAGAACGGCGAGTGGGGATTGATCGAAGTAAAAACCGCGCGCTTTGAAGACGACTGGATTGTTCCCCCGAAAGGCGTTGACGGTGACGCTTCTGGGATTCCTCGCAACTATCTTTCACAGGTGCAATGGTATTTGCGCATTATGGGCTTTCGGCAGGCGTATCTTGTGGTGCTTTTTGGCGGCCAGAAACTCCGTCAGTATCGGATAGAAGCCGACCCTTACTTGCAGCAGGTTGACTTTGAACTTGCTTCCAACTTTTGGGCTTGCTTGCAGGACGGGCAAAAACCTGATTGGGATGGTTCGACCAGCACTTACGAAACGGTTCGCGCTTTGCATCCTGAGATCGATGATGAGGTTGTCGATTTGCCGACTGAGTTGGGGCGCAATTATCTTCAGGCTTTGTTTGACGCGAAGCAGGCTGATTTGGTTATGCAGGGTTACAAGAACCAAGTTTTAGACTTTATGGGTCGCGCGAAGGCCGCCCGTATTGATGGCGTTGTGCGTTGCACGCGTCAAGCAGGCAGGAATGGGGCAGCCCCGTTTCTAGTAAATAAGGAGAGCAAGTAATGGCACGTTTCAATTTGGATGATTACGCGACGGTGGATCAGCGGCTTGCGCTGCTTTTCGCTGAAAACCCGTCGGCTCGCATCGTCACAACCAACCTCACAACGCCCCAAGACCGCGCTGCTGGGGTTTGGGTGATGAAGGCGGAACTTTACCTGCTTGAAGACGGCCAACCGTTCCTGAAGTCAACAGGCCACGCGTTTGAGATCGACGGGCAGGCTGGCGCGAACCAAACCAGCGCGTTAGAAAACGCAGAAACTTCGGCGGTTGGTCGCTGTTTGATGTTGGCAGGCTATTCGGGAAACAAAAAAGGGTTAGCCTCGCGCAGCGAAATGGAAAAGGTTGAACGCGGCGTTATCCCGATTGGGCGCGACTGGATTGCTGAAGCCGCGCAGTTGAGCAACAAGGATGAATTGCGTTCGCTTTGGCAGGAGGCTCGTCGCGCGAAAGCCGCTGACACGATCCTTGCGAAGATTCAGGCGGTGGCTGATGAACTTCCAAACGCCTGATTCGATTATTGATGAACTTGTTGCTATCCGAAGGGAAGCCGCGAAAGGGGTTGAAGCGTTGTTTGCCGCTGAAAAGGAACTTGCAGAACTTGAGTTGGCGTTTGATAAAACTAACGCTTTGGCTCTTTTGGGTGCGAAGGGAACGGTTGTGGATCGACAGGCGTTGGCTTTGCTGGAATCGGCGGAGGCTCGTGAACGTCGCGACATCGCTAGGGCTGTTGTCACGCGCGTCAAAACCAAGTTGCGAATGCTGAGCGAGCAGCAAATGTCGGTTCAAACGCAAGCGCGCATGGTTGAATTGACTTGGAAGACGGCAGGTATCGGTGAACGTTAAAACTAGGCAGGCTTTGATTAAACGTGACCTTGGCCTTTGTTGGCATTGCGGCTCAAGCGAAGTGACTGTGCAGCACCGCGCCAATAGGGGCATGGGCGGTTCAAAACTGATGGATAACCCTGCAAACCTGATTTTGCTGTGCTGGTTCGTGAACTTTGAAATGGAAGCAAGCGACAAGAAAGCGCGAGAGGCTGAAGCGGCAGGTTGGAAGATCAGCAAGTATGCCGACCCCACTTCAATCACGGTTTGGCATCAGCCTTCGCAGGCGTGGTTTTTGCTGGATGACGCGTGGGGGCGTAATCTAGTCGTTTAGAGAACCTTGGGAGAGGAATAAATGCTTGAATGCCGACGTTGCGGAATCTTCTGCTACGGAGATTTTTGGGCTGAAGTCATTCTTGAATCTGGCGAAGAGATTCTTTGCACCGATTGCAAAAGAACCCCCCAAAAACAACTTCGCTATTTCATCGGGGATAACGTATTTCAATGCCGCCCTTGGTTCGGGCAGATTGATGACGAAGGTTATCCCGTCGATGTTCATGGCGTTCAATTCACAGGCAAGCGTTCAGTTTGCGGCTTTCGCGATTGCGTGGTCGCAACTCATCGCCCCGACATGATCAGGCACAGCGTCAAAATCAATCGTTTGATGGCTGAGCGCGAGTACGAGCCAACTGAAGAACAGTTAGAACGTGCTCTTCAGAAGGCATTCAAGTTTTTTCAAGAACAGGAGAAAAAATGAGCGTTGAAGTTATGGCTTGGGTTTTCAAGAACTCAAAAGCAAGCCCAGCGGCAAAGTTGGTGCTTTTGGCCATCGCAGACCACCAAGGAGAGCGTGGAGCGTGGCCTTCAGAGAGAACGCTTGCGCGCGCTTGCAACATGAGCGAAAGGTCGGTTCGTCGAAAGATTGCCGAACTTGTCGAACTTGAAGAGTTGGAAGTTATCGTAAATGCAGCCCCGATTGAAGGCCAATACAAATCAAACCTTTACTGGGTCAGGGTGGCCAATTCTGGCAATCAGGGTGGCCAAAATGGGCAGGCAGGGCGGACAGATTTGGCAGGCAGGGTGGACAACGTTGGCCACCAAACCATTAAGAACCATAAAAGAACCTTTAATCAAGATTGGAAGCCAAGCGAAGAGTTGACCAAATGGGCGTTGGAAACAAACCCCGATTTGCAAATTGAGACTGAAACCGCGAACATGGTTGACTACCTGCTTGCCAGCGGAAAAGCAGCAGCGGTAAAAGATATGGACGCGCGGTTTAGAACTTGGGTTCGCAACAGCGTCAAGTTTCAAAAACCTAAAGTTAAGGAGGAATACGTGAAGTTCTTTGGTGATCGCCTGTGAACATTGAAAGCGCGCTGATTGGTGCGGTGCTATTAAATTCGGGGCGCAACCTTGATGAGTTGACGGTTCGCCCTTCAGACTTTGATGATCCACGCCACGTTCAGATTTGGACAAAGTTTTTAGAGAACCACGCCCAAGGCAAGCCTTGCGACACGCTTTCGATGATTACCGAACTGCCGAAACTGGCTGATTTGTTTCACCAAGCAACCAGCGACGCGCAATCTCCGTCTTCGGCTGCGTTTTATGCGCGAAAAGTTTACGAGTCTTCAATGCGCCGACAACTGAAGTCTGCTGGTTACGCTCTTGTGGATTTGACCGACGCTGATGATCCTGAAGCAATGCTTGAAGCAGCCTACGGCCGTTTAGATTCAGTCGCTGAGCAGGAGCAGGTCGATGAAGTCCATTTTGTTAATGATTTCTACGGCGATTATTTTGAGCAGGTTGGCAAGAGGCAATTCCATTCAAGTTCAGGAATCAAGCCCTTGGACGATTTGCTGAACGGCTTTCGCGCTGGCGGCCTTTACATTATTGGTGCGCGACCAGCCACAGGCAAAACTGTGGTCGGTTTGCAGTTGGCTTTTGGGTTGGCTCGCAACGCTAACTCTTTGCCAAACGGTGAAAAGGCTGGCGCGGTTGCGTTTCATTCTTTGGAAATGTCGCGGAATGAACTTTTGAATCGTTTGACTGCGCAAGTTTTTGACATCCCTTTGGATCGCTTGGAACGCGGAATGGTATCCGCTGAAGAAAAAAGGATGATTGAAAGTCAAAAGCATGAGATTCTGCGAATGCTAACGATCAATGACCGAAGCAATCAAACGGTTGCTTCCATCAGGCGATACGCTCGTTCAGTTATTCGGCGCGGCGTTCCACTCAAAGCAATCGTGGTCGATTATCTGGGGCTGATTGGTGACGTTCAGGCTTCTTCGCGTTCACGCTATGAGGCGATGACTTTGGTTTCTGGCCAAATGAAAGCGTTGGCTAAGGATTTGAACGTGCCCGTCATTTGCCTCGCTCAGTTGAATCGAAACGTTGAAGGGCGCAAAGATTCCGCGCCTGTGATGGCTGACCTGCGTGATTCTGGTTCGATTGAGCAAGACGCTGACGTGGTCATGCTTTTGCACCGCAAAGCCCAGCAGCACGCGGTTGACGACCACATTTTGAACGTTCTGCAAATCATCGTTGCCAAGAACAGGCATGGCCAAACAGCAGGCTTGGAGTTCTTCTTTGAAGGTGCTTTCAGCCGAATCAGCGAAGCCAAACGTTAGGCTAATCATGTGTTTTCGTTTGCTCAGTGCGTCAGGTGCGGCTTCCGTTGGGAGATCGCAGCAAAACGCAACAACATGCAAGCGAAATGTGAGTCGTGCAAAACCGCGCGGCGCACAGAAATCTACTACGACGGTGAACCCTGCTTTCCTTGGCAGGGCGAGTTTGATCAAGACGACAACCCGATTCTGGACGGCGTTTTGTATCTCGCTGGGGCACGCTTGTGCCAGCACAGGGACTGCTGTAACGTTAACCACGTAGTTTTTATTGAGAGGAAAAAGTAAATGTCGTTAAACATCATTCTGGATGAAGTCACCGTCATCGGTTTCGTCAACAAGGCTCTGGGTGAAAAAGGTTTTGAACTTGCTCGCCCGATTCGCGTCAAGAACGAAGCAACTGGCGAATGGGAAACCAAAGGTTCAAACTATTTCAAAGTCTGGTTCGATCCACGAGCAGTTGAAGGTTTTCAGCAGGCACGAGTAACTGGCCGCTTGAAGATTTGGGAGTCAGAGTATGAAGGCAAAACCCGTCTAGAACTTCACCTAACCGCAACCAGCGTTGAAGAGTTTACGCGCGAACCAAAACCAGCAGCAGTCAGCGACGCGCCTTTCTAATGTGGTCGACGATTTTCGCGTGGGCAATCGCAACGCTGCTTTGGGTTTTATCTTTGCAGGCTGATGACTTTGCTCTCGCGATTATCGGGCACATTGCTTCGTTCTGGTTTCTTTTTGCTGGCTTGATCGCAGCGTACAACCATGAGCGTCAAAAGCCTTAGTTTCCGCGTTCAGGGCGCACCAATAGGCCAAGGATCAATGAAGCACATCGGTCGCGGCAGGATGATCCCGTCGAACAAGAAAGACCTTGATGCTTGGCGTTCAGCCATCGCGCTCGCGGTCAAAGAGGAATGGTTGCGACTTGGCGATGTGGTCAAGTTTGATCAAGCGGTTAGCCTTGAAGTCAAGTTCTGCATGCCGCGCTCAGCCGCCGCGAAAAAAAGAAAGCACCCAACAACGCCCTACGACTTGGATAAGTTGTGTCGCGCGATTGGTGACGGGATCAGCGTCAACATAGATTTGGTCGCTAACGATTCGCAGATTTGTGAACTTCGCGCGGTGAAGGTTTTCGCAGACGACTGCATTTTTGGGGCGCATGTGACCGTTACCGAATTGTTATAAAAAACCCTTAGTTGGTTGTTGCATTGTTTGCTTGATCAATGGCAAACTACTACCAAGCCAAGAAGGGCGAAAAACGAAGGGTAACGAAATGGTAACGAACTACAAGGTGCGCATCAATCCAGCACCAGCCGATTATTACCGCAGCAACGACATCCCAAACATGCCAGACCATGCAGGCACTTGGATTATGTCAGCGGAACAACTCAACTATGTGCGCGACATCATTTGCCAAGATTTAGAACGCTGGCTTCTTGAGCCAAGCGAATGGCAAGACCGTAACGAGATCGCCGCATGGCGCAGACAGATCGCGAACCTTATCAATGCAAAGCCGACCGAAGAAGAGGTTGCCCCACCTGCCAAGCGCGAAGCGACCATGAACAAACTGCGCGAGCGCGAAGAATTTATGGAGAGAGAAATTGACCGCATGCTTGAAGAAGCCTACGCCAGCGGCAAGTTGGTTAAAAAATGAGCGCGCAAATCCAGCACGACGCGCTGATCATCGCGCGATCAATCAAAGAAGCCCACGACGCTTGCTTCTGGGCGAAACGATCAAGCAACCTCGTAATGCGCGACACCTACCAGCACCGCCACGCCGATTGGCTGGCGCACGCTAACAAGGCCATCGAAGAATGGAACGCGCGGTACGCCGACGCGCCAGAGCGCGACACCTTGTCTTGGTTCAATTTCATCGAAGGCAAACACGAACGCGAAGTCTGGGCGTTCCTTACGGGAAAACTCGCATGATCCGCGTCGCCTTCTTCATCGCTACGTTCCTTGGCCTTGGCATAGCAGGCACTTGGTTCATCGAAACTTTCCCCACCGCGACCCTGATCATCATCCTTGCTGCTTTTGCTGCGGCTTGGCTTGGGGCTTTGGCTTGGGTTTGGAAACGCTGATGGCTGGCAGGCACGTGTATCGGCGCACGCCTCA